CATCTATCAGCGAGTCTAGCTGCGCCTCTGTCATGGGTTTTGTTTTTAAGGCAATAGATTTTTCTTTAAAGGCATCAAGAACTTGATTGTTTCTTACTGCTCCAGTCACATATTGATTGGCTACTGTTTGAAACTCAGGAGGAACACTCTTAAGAACGGCATCTAGCTGATCTTGATCTCCCGATCTAATCGCCGTTTGAAAATCTAATTGCTTTTCTCTTATATAATTTTCTTCGCGCAATACTCGCTCTGACTCCTCAAACTGAAACTTGCTTAACTGATCTTGGCGGTAGCCTTGCTCAATCTCAGGATTTTCAAGGAGCTGGCTTTTACGAAACGCAAGAGTCTTTTTTAACTCAGACTTTTTGTCTTCAGGGATGTCTTGTCGCTCATCAATGCCTTCGAGCACATTGTCTATCTGAGAAACCGCACTAATATCACCTTTCAGCCTTTTTTGTTGAGCAGAAGAAACCATGCTCCTAAGTTGAATAATTCTTGATTCAATAGCTTGCTTTTCTTTTAGGGTGGGAGCTTTGTCTCTGGCCTCCTCTAAAAGCCTAATGTTTTCAGCAAGGGCTGCCGGGGTGCCAGCTATGGCCGAAGATTGCGCCTGACCAGATATTCTGCTTATTTCATCAAATCGAGCTAAGGCTTCTTGGCGCTCCTTTTCTTCTTTTTGTTTTTTCCTTCTTTCGCCGGGCAACCCGCCAATCTGACGGCCAAGTTCAAACATCCCTTGCGCCATTGTGGGATCTGTTAGCTGTTTAACAATGTCTCTGCCAAAACGTGCCATTACAATTCTCCTTAATTAATCTAGGATGCTTTCTAGCAATCCACCGACAAGGCCAGATCCCAGACCTCCAGCAAGATTGGCTCGACCAAGCTGCGAAGCAAGCAAGATATCCAAACCAGAAGCTGTGGCCTCTCCGAATAATCCAGTGCCATAAAGCTGTGCTTGCTGTTGTGCTGCTGCCGCAGTTTGCCCTGGGGACAATGCTGCAATCAATTGTTGCTGAGGAATATAAGATCCAGCAAGTGCGCCTAATCCTAGTTGCTGCCTTCCGGCCTCTAATGCTTGAGATCCTTGCAACAAACCTTGCCCGCCAACTAGTGCCTGCAGTGCTTGCGCCTGTTGAGCCGCACTTAGACCCTGAGCCTGTCCTGCTAGGCCAGCGCCTAGGCTTGCGTAATCCATGCCAAGACCTGCTTGTTGGGCCTGCAATCCTCCTGCTAGTTGAGCAAGTTGCGCTGTTTGGCCTGCCGCGGTAGCTGCCCGACCCAGACCTTCTGACTGAAGCTGTGACTGGATTTGTTCTGCTGACAAACCCAACTGTGCTAGTTGAGTAGATCGTTGTTGGGCTTGAGACTCCAAGGCTGACTGAGCCTGCTGTGCTTGTAATCCAGCACCAGCAAGTTGCATTTCTCGACCAAAGCCCTCTGCCTCTAATTGAGCTTGCATCTGTTCTGCACTTAAACCTAGTTGAGACAGCTGTGCCGCTCTTTGCTGCGCTTGAGATTGCAACTGACTTGATAGCCCCGCTTGACCGCTAAACATACCGCCAAGTGTTTGAGCTTCCCCAAGAGCTTGTTGACGCTCCGACTGGGCTTGTTGTATAGCCGCAAGAGACGCTCGATCTTGGGCTTCTTCCTGCGCCTTTGCTAAAGCCATTTGCTCAGGAGTGCCGCCATACATGGCTGTACGCACACCTAAACGCCCTTGAGCTGCTAGCCGTTGCTCTAGCTCTAACCGCTGGCGCTCTTCCTCAGGTCGCTGTGTAGCACGAATACGCTCAAATACATCGGCTTCTCTAGCTTCAGTAGGCTGAAGAAGATCTGTTGCAGCTTGTCCTGCAAGACCGCCGTATTGCGCTCTGAGCGCTTCTACGTCCTCTGGAGCGGTTGTTTCAAGCCCAGCCATACCCAAGCCTAGGCCGCGCTCTGCAAGCTGTCCTGCGGCTCTACGGACGTCTGGAAGCTGTATGTCTGAGAATGTACCAGTTACATCGGTTACTGGCCCGCCTAAAACACCAACCTCTCCAAGCCCAAGACCTTGAGTAGCCGCACTAATTGCTTGCTGACCCAAGCCAGATATGCTTTCTGGCGGTCTTTGAGTTATTAGCTCAGGAACCTGACCTGCAAACTGACCTCTTAGTAGGTTAATGTCGGCAGGCTGTGCTGCTGAAGCACCCATAAATTGCTGGCCAAGAGCGGCAGCTTGTGTTGATGCAGCCTGAGTAGGATCTACGCCAAACGCTGGCTGACCTATCATTCCAGATCCTTGTGCTAAAAAGTCTGTTCCAGCTGCTGTAAGTTGCTGAGCAGGAGTTAACCCTAAAGTTTGAAGCGGAGATAAATAACTTTGCGCCTGAGTCATTAAGGCTTGTTGCATTTGTTGTTGAGGGCTGCCTAAAGCTAATGTGTACTGCCCATCATCACCTGCCGTAAACGTACCGCCTGTTGCGCTTGTTACGGTATAAGGCTGAAACCGTGCTTGTTCTAGCTGAGTTGCTGCAAGCTCATCTGCAAGCTCTCTTCCTCTTGTGCCTAAAGTCCCAAGATCACTAAAGGCTGTTTGCAGAAGGCCAGTGCCAGCTCCACCTATTAACCATTCTGGTAATGACATTAGTAAGTACCCCCATCAATTGTTCCTGTAGACAGAGTTCCCGTGAACGTCAGTGCAGGAATAGTTACTGTGCCTGTAAACGTAGGCGATGCAAGGTCGGCCTTCGTAGCAACGGCTGTAGAAATCGCATCGAATTCTGTTTCAAATTCAGCGCCCTTAATGATTTTGCCGCTGTCACCGGAAGGTAGACTATCTTTAGCGGCAAAGTCTGTAGTCTTACTGTAGTTACTCATAGTACTTTACCCATTAGTGCTAATACGTTTATCTCTTGGAGAGACAAAGAAGATCCGTTTATGTCTGCTTCCAATCCAATCGTGATTACTCCGCCGCCGCCGGTCGTGTTGATGCCTCTTCGAGACGTAAGGTCGCCTCCAGTAAACTCGACAGTTGTGTTGAATTCGCTTTCGTTGTAATAGCCAGTTACCTGATTACCCACAGTAAACTCTGCCGTTTGAAAAAAAGAAGCAAAGTCGTAAGCCCACTTTAGGAATACAACGGTACTGTTAGCGCCCACAATCGTAGGTCTTAACTTTTTAAGAATCTTAAGTTTAGAAGGATCGCCAAAGGTTAAGCCGGGGCCGTAATACTTAAACCGATACTTTTCGCCATTGTCTTCATAGCTGCTATACGTGCTAATTCCATTGCCATTACCAATAAGCAACGTCCCGTCTTCTTTGCGAGTATAAGCAGTAAAGCCAGTACCGGGCCATCGAGTCGTTCGGTACGATCCGTTTTCGATTGTGCCTCTTACATCAAAACAAAACGTCGTGTCTTGCGATGTAAACGTAAGCAAATAGAAGCCCTCTTCTGGGCTGTATACAGTTCTATAAAACTCTGACTCATTCTGGAGCAAGCGAATAATGTCTTTGGTAATGTTTCCTGACAGGCTACTTATAGGCATAGACTTTTCTTGTATTGTCCGTCCAAAGCTCTTTAGACCTGTGTGAGACAAAAACAACACGTCCGTACCTGTGTACTGCACTGTATCCCTATCAACGCAGCCTACACCCGCTACGGTGTCAGCCAACGCCATAGTTGCCGGCGCTTCTGCCCCTGAGTAAACAACAATGCTGTGTTTTCCAAGGATAATAAGAAGGCTGTTGTGCGCAGCTAAGGCAACAATCTCGTCATAGCCATCAGGCCATACCTTAGAAATATCAATAGAGCCGCTAGTGCCGCCAGACCAATCATGCCCAATTAATAAGTCAGACCAGTAAACAGTAGATTTGTCACTACTAAAGTCAGCAGTCCACAATCGCCCGTAAGCAGATAGGACTTCATTTCCATACATCGCAGAAGAAACGCCAGCAGCGCCAGAAACAGTGCTTAGTTTAATAACAGATCCGCCAGCATTATCATAAACAAGCGGCTCATACCCGCGCTGAAAGAAATAGATCTTGTTGTTAAAGTTGACCATCTTCCAGTTGTCAGCAGTAATTGTGTAACTGCCGGGAGTTTCATTAGCTAACGTAGTTGTGCCGCTAAGTATCTTGTTATTGCCTACAGAAAATATTTTGCGATTACCACTGCTATCTTCAAACTCTTTGATAGCTCGTATCTTGGCTGATCCTAATTCCGTCTTTGTAGTAGTTAGGACTTCGTGACCTTTCCGAGACGCAATACGGCCCCGCTTGTCGATTACTGCGTTATCAGCAATCTCAGCAAACGAAGGGTCTTGTGCTATCGGAGAATCTTCTGTGTTGATTCCCTTAAACGCTGGAGCGACAAGATTAATGCTTTGTAATGGTTGAGCCATAGCTACCTCACGGCGTATAGAAGATTACTTCTTCTGGGTGCTTCTGAGCGTCTAGCGCAATAGCATCAGATAGATACTTGTCCGCAATAGCAAAATACTCAGGAGCTGATGTCCCGCCTGTTTCTCCTCTTTCCCTAGCTAACAATGCAATTGCTAAATGAATAACTGGCATAGACGGAATCGCCATGTCGTCATCATTAGCAGACAGGTCAGCCTCTCGCTTTACGCAGTTAAAACGGATTGTGTACGCTTTGTCGGGCGTTGGATAGATATCAATTTGGGTATCACCATTGCTGTCTACGCCATTGTACGTGTAGTAAGTAGGCGCACTCGTACGTGGCTCGGAGATAAGATAAGCCTCGTCAAAAAACGTAGCCGTCTTATACTCCATAAACAGGTTTGACGTATCGTTTATGACGTTTAACGCCTTAATCCTGTTTTGGCTGCCGGTAAGCACGTAGTTAAACACGTCGCTGCTAGTTGTAATCGTTAGCGTTGTGCGAAGTGCAGACCAATCCCAAGCATCTTCCACCATGCGTTTAGCATCGTTTACAAAGTCACCTACCATTTTTGCGTAAGTGCTGCCTTGCACAGAAGCGACTTCTTCCTCTCGAAGCCGCCTCAACACATTATTTACTAAGTTCAGATAAGTCATTATTTGTTCCTATCTACAATCATTTTGGTAAGCAAACCGCCCATCATTTGGTTTGCCGATTGTGGTTGCGGCAATACTAAGGATTGAACTTGTGGTGCCTGATAGTTAAGCCGTGACATGTAAGGCGTAAACATGCCTCTGCCGCCACCGCCGCCACCGCCGCCACCACCGCCTTCTTCTGGCTCTGGCTCTCCGCCGCCCGAAGGAACACATTCGCCAGTTTCTGGGTCTCGAACAAAGCCTTCAGGACATTCTTCTTCAGGCTCTGGTTCTGGCTCAGGGCTTGGGCAGGGTGTGCTTGGATCTGTTGCTGTACCATCAGGACATTCAGAGCAAAGCGGCCAATCTAATGCACCATTTGCACAAGTTCTTGGCTCTGGCTCTGGCTCTGGTTCCGGCTCAGGCTGAGTAATTTGCTCAGTACAAATGCCTTTTATTAATACAAATCCTTTAGGACAGATATTACAGTCCGGAGGGTTTACTGCTCCGTTAGTACACTCTTCAAGCTCTGGATCTTCTTCTTTTACACAATTGCCTTTGATCATCTTAAATCCAGAAGGACATTCTGTGCATTCTGGAGGATTTATAGCGCCATTAGGACAATCATTAATTTCTCCGCCGGGAGTAACACAAGTGCCGGCTATCATCACTTGTCCCTCAGGACACTCACTGCATTCTGGGAAATTAACAGCCCCATTTCTGCAAGTCTCTGGTTCCGTCTGAATAATTTTAGTGCAAACGTCTTTAATCATTTTAAATCCAGGCGGACAATCTGTGCACTCTGGATAGTTTTCAGCACCATTAGGGCAGTCATTAATTTGACCGCCGGGAGTAATGCAGGTGCCATTTACCATTACCTGACCTGCAGGACATTCGCTACATTCTGGAAAATTAACAGCTCCATTTTTGCAGGTTTCTGGATCTGGCTCAGGCTCGAGTTCGGGAGCGCTTGTTGGAACGCAAACACCACCCTGTATAGTTCCGGGTTGACCATTAATTATGCACTCTTCGCCTTCTTCTGGTTGAGACTCAGGCTCGGGTTCTGGCTCTGGCTCTGGTTCAGGTTCAGGCTCTGGCTCTGGCTCAGGCTCAGGTTCTGGCTCAGGTTCTGGCTCAGGTTCTGGTTCTGGTTCTGGTTCTGGTTCAGGTTCAGGTTCTGGTTCAGGTTCTGGTTCAGGTTCTGGTTCTGGCTGAGGAACAATGCAGTTTCCTTCATCATCATAAACGCCATTTTCACCAGCTTCTGTTCTGCAAGGGTCGCCTTCTGTGCGATCTATAGGCGGATCATCACACTCGCCAAGAGTTTCGTTGTATATTTGCTCGCCTGTGCAATCTATTGGCGCTCCAACACATTCTCCATTTTCATTTACAATGTACTCATCATTTATGCACTCGCCACAACGACTGGTTCCGCCTTCTTCTGCCGGTATATGTTTTCTATTTAAGCTAGCGCACTCTTCTTCTGTTGGGCCTATAGGTGCTTTCTTTTTTGGCTCGCACTTTTTTGTTTGTTCAGAGAAAAAATAATCTTCTTTACATGGCCCGCAGCTTCCGTCTTCATTGACGGTAGCATTAGGATCATCGCATTCTTGTGGTTGTTGTTGATCTGCTTGAGCGCAAAACTTTTCGTTTTCTGGGCTTTGCCGTCTAAAAGCAGGATCTTCACAGTCACCAGCAAACAAGAATGGATTGTCTACTTCAAGAGCATCTTGGACTTCTTGAGCAATAACGCTTGCAATCCAACCGCCTAATAAGTCATTAAGAAAATCGTCTAGATCTGATGTGCTAAATACAGCGCCAGATGTTAAGTCGCCCCAAGCATCTTTTATAGCCCCTATTGCATCTTCTACTTTTTCTTCAAGCCAGCCTGTTGGGTCTTCAAAAAAATCTTCAAAGCTTTGCCCGGCTTCTCTAAGTTTGTCTTCAAGTTCTTTTACAGTTATATCTGCCATTCCTGGAGGAAGAGGAATATTTAAGCCAGGAATGCTTAAAATAACGCCTAAATTTACACAGTCTTTCCATCCGGGATAGGGGTCTGCTCCTCCGGGGCCATCAGGATCAACACTTCCCCGCCAGCTTTCGCAATCTTTTGATATTCCTGCCGCAGTAGTTAAAACATTTCTTAAAATATCTGTTACATCTTTAATACTAGTTGGAAGCTGGCCTTTTATTGTTTCGTAAATTCCCCTAAACGCCTCTTCATCTTCTTCAGTTAAGCCCCCTTCAGCTTCTCTTATTTCCTCAAGAACAGCCCTATACGCATCATCTGAGTTTTCAGGATCTTCATCTTCTTCTTGATCTTCCTCATCTTCTTCTGGATCTGGATATCTGCTTTCAACCCATTGCGCCCAGCCGCCAGCATCTTCGATTTCTTGGCCTATTCTGCCAATTTCTTCAAAAACAATTCTATTAAGAGCAGACGTTAATCTGTTGTCATCACCAGCTATTTCTGGGGGAATATCGCTAATTCGACCAATAATA